GATTATATCTATCGCTATGTTCTAGTTGATAGATTTAAACATACATCAACTGCACATCATGGTTTTGATAAAGATCTAGAACTAACAGAAGCAGAAATATTTGCTTTAGTTAAACCAAGAAAACTAAGAAGAAAGTACATTATTAAAAATGACTCTAAATGATTTTAACCCAGTAATATTAGATAATTACAAAGAACCTAAACATTTATTGCATTTTCAATGGAGTGGATCTAGTGATGTTTATAGATACGCATTAGTTGAGATTATTAAACAAAATAACATTAATTCAAGAAACAAACAAAAAAAAGATGAGCAAGGAATATCTCAAGAAGATATTTGGAAAAAATACAATATTGTAGTAAAGAAGGATTAATATGGCATCAGTAGTAGAAATTTGTAATAACGCACTAAATCAATTAGGAGCATCAACAATACTATCACTTACAGAAGATAGTAAAAATGCAAGATTGTGTAATGCAAGATATGAAAGCATTCGTAATGCTGTATTTAGATCTCATACATGGAACTGTTTAATAGCAAGACAAGAACTTGCTGCAGACACCGCAACTCCTGCTTGGGGCTGGGCTAAACAATTTACATTACCATCAGACTGTTTAAGAGTTATCACAATTTCTGATTATGATTATGATTATAAAATTGAAGGTAGAAAAATAATGGCAAATGTAACACCTATAAAACTTCAATATATAAAATTAGTTACTGATCCAAATGAATACGATACATTACTTGCTGAAACTATTTCTGCCGCTTTAGCTGCAGACATTGCTTTTGCTGTTACTGCTAATGCTACATTAGTAACAACAATGAAAGAGATTTATCAAGAAAAACTTGCAGAAGCTAAACACGTTGATGCTACAGAGGGTCAAAACACAGATCCTAATATGGGTCAAGTTGATGTAATATTATCAGACGAATTTATCAACAGTAGGTTTTAATTATGGCAAGAGTATCAACCGCTCTTACTAACTTTACTGGGGGTCAATTATCTGATCGCATGGAAGGAAGAACCGACTTCCAAAAATATTTTAGTGGCTGCAAAACTTTAGAAAATTTTATAGTTCAACCTCATGGTTCAGTAACAAGAAGACCAGGAACTACTTTTGTAGCAGAAGTAAAAACATCATCTCAAAAAACAAGATTAATCCCTTTTGAATTTTCTACTGAACAATCTTATGCTTTAGAATTTGGTAATCAATATATTCGTTTTTATAAAGATAATGGAGCTGTACTAGAAGCTAACAAAACAATTACAGGAATTACAAAAGCAAATCCTGGTGTTGTTACATCAACATCTCATGGTTATTCCAATGGAGATACAGTTGTTATCACAGGTGTAGTTGGAATGACTGAAGTAAATAATAAAAGATTTAAAGTTGCAAATGTTGCAACTAATACATTTGAATTACAAGACATAGATGGAAATAATGTTAATACATCTTCTTATACAACTTATACATCAGGAGGTATTGCAAATAGAGTTTATACTTTAACAACAACTTATTTAACTGCAGATTTATTTGAAATTAAATATGCTCAATCAGCAGATGTAATGTATTTATGTCATCCTGATTATTCAGTTAAAAAATTATCAAGAACTGGTCATACTTCTTGGACAATTACAGAAGTAGATTTTACTGATGGACCCTACTTAGATGATAATATTACAACTACAACATTTGGTATGTCTACACATACAGTTGGTACTGGAAGAACATTAACAGCATCTTCTACAACAGGAATTAATAGTAATACAGGTTTTCAATCCACTGATGTTGGTAGACTTTTTACTTTTAGAGATGGTTATGGAGAAATCACAGCAATTACTAGCACAACAGTTGCAACAGTAACAGTTATAAAAGATATGGGTTCCTCATCTACTACTACTGACTGGGCATTAGGCGCTTTTTCAGACACTACTGGACATCCTTCTTGCGTAACCTTTTATGAACAACGATTAGTATTTGCAGGAACAAGTGATCAACCACAAACATTATTTTTTTCAAGATCAGGAGATTATGAGAACATGCACGAAAATAGAGGAGGAACTGTTGCTGCAGATGATGCAATGATTTATACAATCGCATCAAACCAAGTAAACGTCATACAATCTTTAAAAGCAACAAGAACATTAATTATATTAACATCAGGTGGTGAATTTACATTAAACTCAGATTCTACTGGAACTGCAGTATCACCTACAAATATTAATATTAAAAAACAATCTAACTATGGAGCATCTAATATAGATGCATTATCAGTTGGTAACGCAACTTTATTTGTTCAACGCGCTAAAAGAAAATTAAGAGAATTAGCTTACAACTTTGATACAGATGGTTATGTCGCTCCGGATATGACAATCTTGGCTGAAGATGTTACCCTAACCGGATTAGATGAATTAACATATCAACAAGAACCACATAGTATTATTTGGGGTATTCGTGGTGATGGAGTTTTAGTTGGTTTAACTTATCAAAGATCAGAGCAAGTTGTTGCTTGGCATCAACATAAATTAGGCGGATCTTTTGGAGCTACAGCTCATGGTATAGTTGAAAGTGTTATTTCTATTTCTGGAAATTCTTACAATAGAACTGATGAAGATCAAATATGGGTTATTGTTAAAAGAACAATTAATGGCACGACAAGACGTTATGTAGAATATTTTACACCATTTCAATTTGATAGTTCGCTTACACAATTTCAATTTGTAGATAGTGCTTTATCTTATTCTGGTTCTGCAACATCTACACTTACAGGATTAGATCATCTTAATGGACAAACAGTTAGAGTTGTTGCTAATGGTGCAACACATCCTGATAAAACAGTTGCTTCAGGATCTATAACTTTAGATAGAACTACAACTGCTGCAAAAGTAGGATTAGCATACACATCAACATTACAAACAATGAGATTAGACGTTGGATCGCAAGATGGAACTTCACAAGGAAAAACAAAAAGAATATTTGACGTTACATTAAGATTTTATGAAACAGTTGGAGCTAAAGTGGGTCCAGATTTAAATAATTTAGAAGATATACCATTTAGATCTTCTGCTGCATCTATGGATGTTGCTGTTCCTTTATTCACCGGAGATAAAAAAATTGAATTTAGAGGTAACTTTGAAACTGATGGATATTTATTTGTTGTACAGGATCAAGCTCTACCTATGACTTTATTGTCATTATACCCAAGATTAATTACTAATGATGGATAATATTGATATTATTCCTTTTAAGAAGGAACATGCACATCACATTATTAGCAATCCAATGAATGATCCTGCAATTCAGATTGCACCACAATTTAAAAAATATGCGTTATTTTTAGAAATACCAGGAATGTCATTTACTGCTGTTAAAGATGGAAAGATTGTGGTATCAGGCGGCATTGGCATATTATGGGATAATGTTGCCGAAGGATGGGTCTTAGCAACTAACGATGTATGGAAAAACCCTATATCTATTGCTAGACACGTTAAAAAAAAACTAGATATTTTAACAAAAACTTATAAAGTGAAAAGATTACAAACCGCTGTAAAAGCAGATTTTGTTTTAGGGATAAAATTTGCCGAATGGTTAGGTTTAAAATCAGAGGGTTTAATGAAACATTATGGACCAGATGGTGCTGATTACATAAGGTTCGCAAAGATTTATTGATATGTCATTCGTAGGTGATCTAATAACTGGACAGTCGCAGAAAAAAATAGCTAATGCTAATGCTGCTTTATATGAACGAGATGCTCTCATAAAAGAACAACAAGCTCAACAAGGATATAAAGTTTACGAAAAATTTGATTTACCACAAATATATGCATTAGAAACAAAATCAGTTGGAGATATTAGAACTGGTTATGCGATCAGAGGTGTTGCAGAAGAAGGAACAGGTTATAGAGTATTAATGGATAATGCTTTAAATTTTGAAAGAGATAGAGATATGCTTAAATATAATGCTCTTGTTAAAAAAGAACAATTAGAAAATGAAGCTGTTATGAAAAGAGCTGAAGCAAGAGTTGAAAGATATCGTGGACAAGTTGCTGAAACTGTAAGTTACTTTAAAGCAGGAGCATCTTTATTAGGTAATTACCAGAAAGCTACAGGTAAATAATGGCAATAAAAATTTATCAGTCTCAGATTAGACCCACAGAAGAAATAGGAGCTGTTCCTACAACTCCTGGAATGCGTGTTAGCATGGAAACCGCATCAGCTCTTGGTGCTGCATCATCTCAATTTACTGGAGCTGTAGCGGATTATTTTGTTGAAAAAGAAAAAGTAAAAGCTGAAACAGAAGTTTTAGAAAAAAAAGAAAAGATATATAATGGAGATGAAAATGTTCCAGGATTATCCAAAGTTAAAGAAGATGCATCTAAGATGGAAGATCCTGATGCAGCAGATAGATATTACAAAGAACAATTTAAAACTATTCAAGATTATCATACTAAAGATACAAAAAATTTTTTTACTAAAAGAGCATTAGGAACATTTTTACAAAAACAATCTGTTGAAGATTCTATTATTATTAGAAATGCAGCAACTAATAATTTATT